AAAGCCACTCAGGCAAAGAAGTCTAAGAAGTGGAATTCAATGATGTTGTCTCAGAGAAGAAAAGGTAAAAATGGTTTCTTCCAACCACCAACATGGTCTCAAGTGTATACTTTAAAAACTGTGTTAGAAAAGAACAACTTAGGTTCTTGGTATGGTTGGGAAGTAGAACATACCAAAGACATTCCTAATTCAACTTTAATGGAAGCAGCTAAAGCTTTCTATGAAACTTGTTCTAAAGGAATGGCTAAGGTCAATCTTGCTCAAGATAACGAGAATGTAAATGCGGAGGCAAATCCATTTTAGATATGAAGTCGCTAGATTTTTTTAGCGACCTCTTCGGTGGATTAGACTCTGCTTACGGTACCTACGAGCTAAACGGGGCTCGTAGGTCCGATGGTAAAGCTGAAGGAAAGGCTTTTACTAAGAAAGGCGCTGTAACAAAAGAATTATTCCTAAAACACCTCAAAGGTGAATTGTCTTTAGGTATTGTACCTATTATGAAAGACAATAACTGTAAGTGGGGATGTATTGATGTAGATAAATATAATTTAGATATTAAAGCTACGATCAAAAAAATTAGAGATAACAATATACCTTTGTTTCCATACAGATCTAAATCTGGTGGATTGCATTTATTCTTACATATTGATGGAGTGATACCTGCATCTGATATGATTATGAAGTTAACAGAGATTGCGGGTGTGCTTGGTTTTGGAGATTGTGAAATATTTCCTAAACAAAGAACGATTAACGTAGAATTAGGCACGATTGGTAATTGGTTAAATCTTCCTTATCATAATGCTGAGACGACTATGCGTTATGCAATAAACGACACTGGCCACTCGATACCGATTGAATGGTTAGAAAAATCTGTACAACCTTATCTTCTTAAACCAGAAGACTTTTACAAAATAGAAGCAAAGTTAGAGCACAATGATGATGATATGTTCAATGAATATCCTCCATGTGTTCAAGCGTTCATGACACAATCTATGGAAGCAGGAGGACGTAATGAAGCTTTATTTAATGTAGGTGTTTGTATGATTAAGAAGTTAGGTAAAGATGGTGCATGGGAAAACGATCTTCACGAAGTTAATAAAAGTTGGGGAGAGAATGCCTTACCTGCTAATGAAATTAAAAACACAATTATTAAATCTTTAAACAAAGAAAAAGAATATAACTATAAATGTAATACACCGCCAGCTAAAAGATTTTGTAATCAAGATTTATGTATCAAAAGAAAACTGGGTATTGGTAAAGGTAATTATAGTTTTTCTGTAGATTCTTTTCAAAAGATTAATACTAAACCACCTAAATATATTTTAACGATAGATAAAAAACCTGTAAGACTTACAGGACAACAATTATGTCAGCAACAATTATTAAAAACAGAATTGTTTGATACAGACATTGTTTGGAAAACCATGGAGAAAGAACAATTTCATTTATGGTTAAATTATTTAAAATCTATTCAAACGGATGTGGAAGGTTATGACTTTACTGATGATGATAAAGATGAGTTTCAATATTTATTCAAAAACTTTATTGATGATAATCAAGTTGCAGATCATATATCTCAAACACAAACAGATTATATTTACGAAGAAGATGGATACTTATTCTTTAGAGCAGAAGTATATAAAAAGTTTTTAAAGAAAGAAGGTCAAAACCTAAAAGCATCTGAGGTTAAAGAGATGTTAATTGATAATGGCGCAGAATATATTCGTAAGCATGGAGATTATACTGCAAGATTATGGAAGATACCTAAACCTAAACTAGAGGATATTAAAGATAGAAATGTCAAATTCGACAAAAAGCTCCCAGCGTTTGACCCAGATAACCAATAAGACCTTTAAGATATTTGGTCCACCTGGTACAGGGAAAACCACTAGACTTATTAAGATATTAGAAAAGTGGTTAAGACTTGGAGTTAAGCCACATGAAATTGTCTATGTATCTTTTACGAATAAAGCAATTGATGAAGCGGTATCTAGAGTATTAAAAAAGTTTAAAGATTATAAAGAAGAGGACTTTGATAACTTTAGAACCATACATTCTTTTTGTAAAAAACATTTAAGAAGCGCACAAGTCTTGGATCCAAAAACAGATATGTTGGAGTTTCATACAACATTTGGAACAGTGAGCGCAAATGTATCCGAAGAAGATATGAACCATAAAGTATTTAACAACTGGTGTTTAAGAGTTTATGATAAATCTAGAAATATGCTGATACATCCTGATGAAGGATTTAGAAGAGAATCAATGAAGAGAGCTCGATTTAAACAATATAAAGATATTGTCAGAAATTATGAAGCATTTAAAAAAGATCACAGGATTGATTTTACTGACATGGTACAGAAGTATATTAAAGAGGTTCCTGCATCTGCATACAAAGTTTTTATTGTAGACGAAGCTCAAGATTTAACTCCTTTACAATGGCAGTTTGTTGCAAAAATTTCAGAGAAAGCTAGAAGAATTTATTTAGCAGGAGATGATGACCAAGCTATTTATGAATGGAATGGGGCAGACGTACATTCTTTCTTAGGTTTCCCTGGTCGAGTATTTATATTAAAAAAATCATATCGATTAAATAGAGATGTTCATCAATTATCCGAAGAAATTTTAAAATTAATTCCTGTTAGACAGGAAAAAGAGTTTACATCTAACGATGTAGAAGGTCATATTGCCAGGTGGTCGAAATTTAATGAAGTGCCTTTCGAGCGATTATCTGGCAATTGGCTTATTCTAGGTCGAGTGGGAGATTGTGTTAATGAATTAAAAGAAATGGCCAGACAAAAAGGATTATATTTTCAAGATATGAGAGGAAACAAATCTTTTAATATTAATAAATGGAATGCCATAAGTTATTGGAAAAAATTAATAGATGGAGAAACATTAATACGAGAAGAAGTAGGTGTACTTTATGATTTCATACAAGATATTGGAAGAGGCTGGCGTAAAATAGATTCAAAGAATTGGTCGACTATACATCCCAATGAACCTTTAAATTTAGAAAAATTATATCAATGTGGTTTGATGACTACTGAAAAAGAGTGGTGGAAAGTTTTAGATAGAAAGTTTACAACAAGAGACTTGGATTATTTTGAAAACATGTTAAACAAAGGCATTGAACTCAATGACAAATCACATATCATCATCGATACTATACACGCGGTTAAAGGCGGAGAAGCAGATAATGTACTTATCTATGAGAAAGCTAACTGGCCTTCTAACTTCTCAAATAAAAACGGTGTTGAAAAAATGGCCGAAGCTAGAGTCTGGTACACAGGTGTTACTCGGGCGAAAAAAACTTTGCATTTTCTTTCTACTAACCATGAGTATTATTTTCCTATGGGAAAAATACTTTCTAACTATATAAGGAATAAAATATGAGCACAAAAGAAGACTTTGATAGAATCTTTCCCTCTATGAAACAAGAAGGTGGAAATCATTATCAAAAACATAAAATACAACCTTGGGAATTTGTGAAACAAAACAATCTATCTTATTTTCAAGGCAACGTAATCAAATATGTTTGTAGATATAAAGATAAAAATGGAATTCAAGATTTAAAAAAAATTATTCATTACTGTGAGTTAGAAATTGAATGGATGAGAGGACAAAAGGACGATTAATGACTACACAATTAACATTTACACAGACTGAAAGTGACTGGACACCGCCCACCGAATACCCAGACTTAACGAATAGGTCTATGATCGCATTCGATTTAGAAACAAGAGATCCAAATATAAAAAAGAAAGGACCAGGATGGGCAACAAAAGATGGAGAAGTGGTTGGGATTGCTGTAGCTGCAGATGGCTTCAAAGGTTATTTTCCTATTGCACACGAAAAAGGACCAAATCTAGACCCTGGTATGACCTTGAAGTGGTTTGCCAAAATTATGTCATCTGAGGCAGACAAAGTCTGTCATAATGCTTCTTACGATGTAGGTTGGTGTAAAGCTATAGGTATCAAAGTGAATGGAAGAATTATTGATACGATGTTGGCTGGAGCTATCATAGATGAAAATAGAAGAAGTTATTCTTTAAATGCATTATCTGCAGAATATTTAGGAGAAGTTAAAGTTGAAACAAAGTTAAGAGAGAAAGCAGAAGAATGGGGCCTCGATGCAAAACAAGATTTATGGAGATTACCTGCTAGCTTTGTTGGAGAGTATGCAGAACAAGATGCTGAACTGACTTTAAAGTTATGGAGAAAGTTTGAAACAGAAATAAAAACACAAAATTTACAAACCATATTTGATATGGAAACTAAATTACTGCCTATTTTAATTGAAATGCGAGAGCATGGAATTAGAGTTGATTTAGATAGAGCAGACATAATGAAGAAAACATTTGTTCAAGAAGAGCAGAAAAAAGTCAAAGAAATCAAGGATTTAACAGGCATAGACGTAGAAATATGGGCGGCAGCATCATTAGCAAAAGCATTTGATGCTCTTAAGATACCTTATGATCGAACAGAAAAAACTAAAGCTCCTAGCTTTACATCTAATTGGCTGTTAAATTGTACTCATCCTTTAGCTAAACTTGTAAGAGAAGCTAGGGAGATGAATAAATTTCATTCAACCTTTATAGATAGTATATTTAAATATGAAAAAAATGGACGAATACACGCGGAAATTAATCAGTTACGTAGTGATAATGGTGGTACTGTTTCTGGTCGCCTTAGTATGTCAAATCCTAACCTACAACAAGTTCCAGCAAGAAATAAAGAATTTGGAAAACAAATCCGATCGTTATTCTTGCCTGACGAAGGAACCAAGTGGGGTTCATTCGATTACTCACAACAAGAGCCTAGACTTGTTGTGCATTACGCGTCTTCGGTTGATTCAGGATTCGAAGGATCCTTTGAATTAATTAAAGCGTATGAAAATGAAGATGCGGACTTTCACCAGGTTGTTGCCGATATGGCTGAGATACCTAGATCGCAAGCAAAGACAATCAATCTTGGGCTCTTTTACGGAATGGGAGCAGCGAAGTTATCACGTGAACTTGGTATTGATACGGAATCTGCGAAAACACTTTTAACTGAATACAATCGTAAAGTACCTTTTGTAAAACAACTTGCAAATCGTTGTATGGCGGTTGCGGATAAGAAAGGTTGTGTGGTTACGATAAGAGGAAGACATTGTCGATTTAATATGTGGGAACCAAGAACGTGGGGTGTCTATACTCCGATGACATTGCAAGAAGCAACATCAAAATACGAAATGCATCAACTTAAACGTTACGGTACATACAAAGCATTAAACAGATTGATACAAGGATCAGCAGCAGATCAAACTAAACAAGCGATCATAGACTGTTACGACAACGGCCACAGGCCACTGTTACAAATACATGATGAACTTTGTTTTAATATTAAATCAGACGAAGATACAAAACAAATACAAGATAAAATGGAACATTGTTTAGATAATGTTCCTATGAAAGTACCCTCTAAAGTCGATATTGCGATTGGTGACAACTGGGGAGATGCCAGTTAAACTATATTAATGAAATACTTTACAGAAGATACCGTTGTTGGGACATGTCCTAACTGTAAAAAAGCTACTGTATTCGAACCTACTGAAAAAAAAGATGTTTTTACTTGCCAATCTTGTTACAAAAATGCCAGGCAATGGAAGAATGGAAAAATACATTGGGCAGTCATCACTGACGACCACCCATATGTAGACTATCTCTAATTGTGTTTTAAATAAACATTATGAGAAGTAGAAGCACGATGTTTATATTTAATTCGCGCTAGTCTTTTAGTACCCTTATTAGTAAGTTCTTCTATTTCAATCCAATGAAGACCCTTACCAAGAGTAGTAGTCTTTAATCTAATGACTTCGTATATTTTTTCAGCCATTATCTTTCAAGCTCCGAAGGATCAAAAACGTTTCTGGGATCCGAATAGTCTACAACAAAAGACTTACTGTGAGGATGATATTTAGGTTTAGTAAGTGTAGGACTTCCAAACTTAGTTCTTCCCTTAAAGTTTTTAAGAGTTAAACTTCTTTTTTTATTTGATTTACCCTGTTCGTTTAAGGG